GTTACCACGAGGAGCTGGTATGTATTTTTGTGGTTCTAGTTGTGGATGTTTTGATTCAAAGTCATTCTTATGTACTCGTGTTCCTGTCCATTCAGTACGAGCATCTTTATATCTAATCTTGAAACCAGAACGGTCATCTATTAAGACCGCTCTTCTGCCTTTAGCATATCTAGCCATTAGTAAACCTGTGGTTGTACGGTAAAGCTAACTCTTTCTCTATCTTCCTCTTTTGCTTTCATCCACTCTTCATCGTAAAGTGGTTTCAAAACATTTAATCTATCTGGTGCAAATTTAATCGCTAGTTCTACAGCTAATGCACTTATCAAAGCTGGTAAATATCTTCTTGGTATTTCTGGATTTTGTGTATATGTTGCTGATACATCTTGCGGGTATTTGATAGACCATGCTAACATTTGATAGTATGTTTGATCTGGCACTGGCCATAAGTAAATCTTATGATTAGCTGTTCCAGACGAAGTAAATTGTGCGTTTCTTTCTACGGCAAATTGTACAGGTTTGCCTGTGTCTTTTTTAGTTGGTATTTGTAAATAGTCACTAAGACTAATTCTTTCCATAGATACATCTTGTGGATTATTTGTATCTGAATTGTTTCTAATAGTAGCGTCTAATATGTCGAGGCGTGAGGATGCAGATACAGTAATATGATCTTGATCCTTAGTCATGTTAATTGTCTCTAGATCAAGAGTAAATAAATTAACTCCATCATTGACCCACTTAGTTAGTATTAAATTTAAAGAACGTCTTGCAGTTCTTAAATCATTACCAGTCTTAGCTTGCTGGCCAATTCTCTCAAACGCCTCTTCTATAATTTGGGCGCTATCTAAATTAAATGTATGTGTACCAGATGTAACCATCTAGACTCCTATCCCATAAGAACAGTTTTGATTAACCAAATAAATTGTGCAAATACCATTACCCCAACTGTCCATAATACTTTGTTAATACTGTTGATAGCTTTTTCCATATGAACTAAATCATTGGATTTAATAGTATCTATTTTTTGATGAAGTAATTTTAATTCACCTTTCATTTCAATTATCTCTAACTTGTTCTGCATCTCATCATTAGTCATGGAAGACTGTAATAGATGTTACGTTAGTGAAACTGTGGACTTTCATTCCATTAGGAAATACTACTCCATCTGTTGGTAAATTAAAAGCAAATACATCACCGTTTGGTATATCAAACTGTATTACAGTTTGGTCATCATTATCTCTAAGAAGAACTGAACCTGCTCCACTGCCATCGCTTACTACGATAACACCTCTGAGTCTAGTTCGCCCTGCAAAGATAGTTCCATTACCTGTTGCTCTGGTTGCTTTTACGTCTGTTGAAAAACTCATTTTATTCTCCTAAAAATTAGGGGACATTGCTGCCCCCTTGATTAATTAACCTAAGTTAGTATTTTGTGAGTATAAAATAGTTACTCTTATTTCACCAGCACTTGTTGCTGCTGAAGTAGTTACAGTTAACTTGATATCACTTGATCCGACATCTTCCCAAGCTAATGCTCCACCAGCTTGTGTAGTTGGTCTGATTCTACCTGCGTTTGTTCCACTCGCAAAAGTGTTAACGATAGTTGCTGCTCCACCTACGGTATCACCAATACTAATATTAGTAGTACCACTAGCTGCTGTAATTACATCAAATACACAATCAATAATTTGTGAGTTTGCTGGTATTACTACATCTGTTTCAGCAGCAGATATTGCACCACCAGATAAATCTATAGCAAATGTTTGTGACATTACAACTTGACCAGTATTCTTTACGTTCTTACCTAATTCAGTTCCTGTCGTATCTTTAATTGTGCCCGCTTTGATCGGGCCCGAAAAAGTAGTTGATCCCATTGTCTTACTCCTTGTTGTTCAGTCTGCTTTCGCAGTCTATGGGTTTATAAAGGGGGCAGTTTTTAAGCCGCCCCCATAGTGTTTAGGATGGGTTTGAACCCCAGATACCTCTCCAGTCAGAGAACCCAAATGAGTATCTCTCTCTAGCTTTGTATCTTACATTTCCTGTTTCGAAGTCACCTTCCATTGAAGTGTTGATTGGTGATCTTGTGAACATCTTCATTCCGTGTGGAGAATCTGTTCTGATGAACCAACGCTTCTGACCAGTGAATCTGTGGTTAATGTGGTAACCGCCTGGTAGCATCCCTTTAGATACTAGTGCGTTTACATCATTGTCTGCAGTTCCAGGTCTGTACGGAGACGCCATTAGTCTTTCCGCAACAAACACAAGTTGTCTTGGAATGTGCAAAGTTTTACCTTGTAGAGCGATTGGAATATCTCTATCATCAGTAAATCCTGCGATACCAATTAATGCATCTTCCAGAGATGTTTCTGAAAGTTCTGCTTGTGTTGTAAACGTATTTGCTTGTGTCGCACCACTTTGTAGTGGGTGATCAGTAGCTGCTAATACTTTACCGTCGCCACCTAATTGAGTAGCTGAGAAAGCATTGTTGAATACGTTAGCTGCTTTAGTTTGTTTAGCCGAAGCCATTGATCTAGCTAATGCTTTTGTTAGTCTGGTAGACATCTTATCATAAAGATTATCTTCCATAGCTTCCTCAGTAATTGAGAACGCCATAGCGATAGTCTCATGATTGTATCTTGCTACCCAACCTTCTCCAGTATCAGCATAGTTTACTGCTTGACCTTCAAATTTTACAGAAGCTTCGCCAAATCCTGGAAATAGGACTTCTTCTTCGAAAGCTCTGTTTGATGATTCCTCATCGAATAGTACGGCATGCTCGTTTTCGTATCTGCTATATTCAGTTCCGAAAATCGCGTGTAAGCCAGGTACTAATTCTTTAAGGATCTGACCTCTTGATATAGCCATAATTATTTACTCCTTATATTATATACCTGTAACGCCTGTAGCGCCGTTACGATGTTGGTGAGTGTTAATTCTAACCATGATGTCCATAGTAGTTCCAGCACTTGTAAAACCTAAATCATCTTGCGCACTACCTAAAATTTGTAGTGGGAAAGTGTTTGTGGTTGCTTTAGTACTTGAATCAGCTACTAGACCTGATTTGAATGTTACTGTTGAGCCAGTAGGGCTTGCTACGATCTGTACGTTTTTGCCCACGTCTGCAGCAGCAATAGCTGTAGCAGCTTGGTCTGCTTGAATCTTAAACAAAGTGTTTGGGTCATCATAGACAAAGCATTTAAATTTTGCTTTTGCAACTGTGCCTGCGGCAATCGAACGTACAAATTTAACGTCCCCACTTGAATTATCTGAGTATTCAGCACCCCAGAAAACACCTACAACTGCACCAGGCGAAGCTGCGCCCATGTCAGTTACAATGTTTCCCGCAGAGTAAGTTACTAAGTCACCTTCAAAAAATGCTGAAGGTGCAGTAGCAGCTACTCTATAGCCGTTTCCGTCAGAAAAATTATTGGCTCTGATTGTTCCCCCATTAGCTTGTCTAATTGGTTCTAATCCATATCCTGCCATAATAATCTCCTTATTGCAAGTAGTTAATTAAATCCTTCTCAGAGCCATCCTAAGATTACTCTTCGAATTTTGGTTTTGATCCAGATCCCTGCGTGACAGAAGATTTTGAATCGTCAGATACTGGCATATTTGGGTTTTGGTTTTTCATATATTCAGCGCTATATGCATTACCCATTTTTCTCGTTTGCTCGTCGTAGTACGCTTCTTTCTGTTTAACAAAATCCTTAGTGTTTTTCATAAGGATTAAATCTCCAGATCTAACCGTACCTGCGTGTTTACCAGCAGATAGCACGTCAGCGTGAAAGTCTTCTCCTAGTTCCCCAGGTGTGACTGGCACGTATCCTTCGCGCAATCTTTCATGAACATTTGAATCATCTGGTGTATTTAACAGTTCGTGTCTTACCCAGATATATTCCATACCTTCATCTTTTTTTCCTTCGGGAATGTCCAATCTTTTTAAAGGTTCCCAAGGTTTACTTCGAGGTGCCGAGTCCCGACTTTTACGGCTACTTTTTGTTGCTTGTGTCATTTCTAACCTCCCGCCTGTTGGCGCACTTTTTGTCGCGCATATTCTTGTAAGGAAACTCCTAGTCTGTTAGCCATATCAACTTCTGATTTAGTTAACTTAACTTGGTTTTTCCCGATAGCAGAGCGCGTTCCGCTCAAAACTGGTGGAACTTTTTTCGCTGCAGTATTTCTGAATCGTTCAGGGAACTCTCCTCTAATACGAGAATCAAGCTCGTTATAATATTCATCTGGATTAGATGCAGGAACAATGCCTTCATCAATCAATTCTTTATGAATTACCATAGCTGCTTGTGTCATGATCCGATCTTTTGTAGATGAACCACCAAACCATTCATTTCGTTTTTGCCAATCTAATGCTTTACGATCTGGTACATACTCGTTAGAAGACACAGTCTTCTTTGTAGTTTTGGTTTCAACTGGTTTTTCTACAGTTTTCTTATCAGACTCAGCCCTTACTCTGTACTGCTGTGCGATTAAAGTTTCAGCTTTTACTGAAGCTAAAGCATCTTGTGCTTTAATTTCCGCATCAATGTCTCCTGATTCTTTTGCTGTTTTGAGTGCAGTTAAGGATTGTTTCTCTTGAGCTTTTAATCTTTCTAAGTAAGAATTAATAGCTTGCAGTTCAGAATCTTTAGTTTTAGATTGAAGCGCTTCTTTTTCAGAAGTCCAAGTTTCTTCTTGTTCTTTGTACTTCTTTAATTGAGCTTCAAGATCTTTTTTCTCTTTGACAAGACGTTTGATTCTTTTTTCAGCTCTCTTGCCAACTGGTTTCTTTTCTTTAGATTCTTCTTCCTCATCCTCTGATTTGTCTACATTATCTTCTTCAGACGGTTCCTCGTCTTCAGATTCTTCTTCTATAGTTTCTTCGGATTGGACTGGAGCTTCCTGTTCAGGTTGCTCTTCAGGTTTGGTTTCTTCCTTACCTTCAGATTCTTCGTTTGGAAGATCAACAATTATTTCTTCTTGTTCTTCCTGTATATCTTCTTTTTTATCTTCGTCTACCATTTAGACCTCCTTCGGTTGCGATCCGCGTATCTCGCTTTCCGAATATTGTATACTAAATGGTAGATATATGCAAGTCTATTTGTGGGATATTTTTGAAGGATCTAGCACTACAGCCACAACTTCGTCATCATTTATGAGTGAATACTCCTGTCCTTCGTGTTTTACTTTGAGTCCTACATACTTTCCTGTAAGAACCCAGTCTCCTATTTTGCACCATTTAGTTTCTTTATCATGGTAACAATCAGATCCCATATCAATAACTTGTGATACTACGCATGAAAATTTAGCTGCGTCTCTAGATTCGTCAGTTAATATTATGCCCCCTTTTGTCTTTTCAGATATCTCTCTGGGTTTTAATAATATTCTATATCCTGCTGGTTTTGGTAACGTCATACATTTTCCTCCTTGTATAGTTTCCTAAATTCCTCAGTGACTCTAGATTTCATATCTTCTAGAGTATGAGATATACCTAACATGTATTTATATGATGCAAAATCATCTGCTCCTACACCAGATATCTGATCTTTATTAGCAGCTATTGCTTCATCTAATACATTTAGTAACTTGTCTTTTAATGTACTTGCATCCATATTGTCTCCTGTTAGAGAGGGGCACAAGGCCCCTACCCTTATTTAATGCTTACTGTTTTAGGTTTCTTTTCGTCTGGTACAATCTTCTCAATATTTATTGAAAGTAAACCATTGTCCATCTTAGCATCTTTCACTACCATATCATCTGCTAATGCAAACGATCTGATAAATGATCTCTGCGAAATACCTTTATGCAAAATATCTTTATCATCAGTCTTTTCTTTTTTAATAGATTTAACTGTCATAGTATTATCTGCATATTCAATATTAATATCAGCTTTGCCAAAACCAGCTATAGCCATTTCGACTACATAGTTTAAGCTATCAACTTTTCTAATATTGTATGGTGGGTAGTTTGGTGACTCAGTGTTTATATCCATGAGTCTGTCTAGTAATGAATCGAACCCTACTGTAAATGGTTTGTACGGTTCCCAATTTATAATATTCATATAACCTCCGTTAAGCGTTATGTTATGATCCCATTATGGCGATCGGTGTTATTATAACACATTATTTATTTTTGTTCAAGGAATTTGTAAAAATAATTTGTATCATCACCAGCAGTCCATTTGCTTACAGATTCTACATTATATTCTATAGTTGATACTTTAAAATCTGGTTGTTTTGGTTCTGATGGTGTTAATGATTTATCGTAAAATAAAGTTCTATTGTTAGGTTGTGCGGCAAAATGTCCGTTATCTAATTCTATAATATTAAAAGATTTGTGTTCTGCAGGAACTTGTGAGTAGTTTATATTAGGTAAATTGTGGTCTGCATGACAACTATCTATTGTAAATAAATATTCACCTTGATACCATTGCTTTGTTGGTGATAAGTATTTAGCCCTAGGGGGCACAGTTGTTTTTTCTATTACAGTAATATGATAGCTAAAAGCATCCCATAGTTCTAGTTCTTCTAATGGAAGATCATCTTTAACATCAGGGGAACTAACAAAAGCACTGATAGGGAGCTTATCATAAAGAGCAGCATATTCTGGCAGATACGTTTCAAAGTAGAGCGCTCTGCCCTGGATTGACTTAACAGTAGCCCAAACACCTTCTACGTATTCTCCGTGTCCTTTTTGATGATCATATAAATATTGTTTCTTAACATAAACTTTTACAGGCGGTACATTGGCAACTAAAAATGACATTACTTCTTTCTATAAAACTTACGTCCTACAAAGAAAACAATTAAATTTTGTATTGTGTTTAATGTGACCATTAAAAGTAACCACGCTTCCCATATCTCCATCTATTTAGTTTTACCACGAGCTTTTTTCAAAGCTTCTTTACCACGTTTTGCTATCGCAGCTTGTTCTGTCTTACCAGCAACTTTAGCACGTTGTTCTACAACAGTCAAGATTTGTATCTTACGTGCGTATGGTTTATTAATTCTTTTTACTTTAGCAACTGTAGCTCTAGCATCCGCTGGTGTTGCGTATTTAATACTAACTGTATCTTTTGGATTTTCGTCAGTATATAATCTGCGA